CGGCTCGTTCCTTCTCTTGAGGTCTGCCAACGCGCGCGCCACCGGCCTCGATGGATGCTCGCCAAGGCGCGGCGGTTCCAGTCCTTCGCCCAGCGCTTGCCACTCGCGAAGGTTGCCGCGTAGGCCCTCGCAGAGGGACTGAAGCGTCCAGATGGTGGCGTCGTCCAGCTTGGTGTCTTCGTTCTCCCGGCGCGCGCGCTCCTGCTCAGCGTAGGCGCGATCGGAAGCTAGTGTTGCGCTGACGTGAAAAATACGATCCGGGTCATCACCCTTGAAGTCCTGCTCGACGTGGACCGTTAGCTTAGGCGGGTCGCGCTGCCATTCCTCGCCCTCATCGTCCAGGGTGTATCTCGCGTATCCCCCGTTGGGAGCATTTGTCCACCAGTATGGGCCAACCGTAGGCCCAACTTCCATTCCATGAACCTGGACTGGTACCTTCATCCCTCCGTCGCCTCGCACCCACACGGTGGACAGCATCGGCGGGAAGTTGGGGACCTGCGATGGTGGATTGGCGCGCGCGGACTGGGAGGCGTCGTGACAGCACGGCCCGCTCCCGTCGCAGTCTTTGCGATTGCAGGGATGCGTGGTTGGTGGATCGATGGCCATGGCTACGCCTCCCCGCCCAGCACGTCGGCGTGCTGTTGCTTGGTGGCCGCGATCTTGGCCTTCAGGCGGTCGATGCGGTGGTTGAGCGGGCCGGCCGAGTCGAGGACGTACTGGGAGGCAGCGCGGAGGTCGTTCAATCTGGAAGACTTGGATTGGCGTGCCCTGCCCGCATCGATCACTGCCTCGGCAGCCAGATCGACGTGGGCCTTCTGGATGATGATCGATGCTTTCAGAGCCTCCATCTTCTCTTCGAGCTGCGCGAGGCTGCCGACCTGTGCGAGTCGAACCTCTTCGGCCGTGTCCATCGCTTCCGTTGCATTGGTCAGTTCCTCCTCGGCCGCTGCGATCCCCGCGTCGTGCCCCTTGATCCGCTCGGCCACCTCGGCTTCGAGGTTCGCCACGATGGCTTCCAGGTTGGCGATCTTCTTGGTCACCCGCTCTCGCTCGAGGTCGGCGTTCTTCTGCACCTTCACGAACGAGGTCGAGGGCGTCTCGCCTGCCAGCTTGCGCCGCATGAGCCGGGTGGCGCAGCCGCAGACGCGCTCGCTGATTGGGGCGCCCGTCTGGGGTCCGTCGAAGAATCGCTGCCAACCACTCCCCATACAGTAGCGGCAGTCCTTGTCCGCCATGGCGAGTACCTCGGCCAAGGGAACATGAAGGCCGTGGCCCGTGAGGTCGTACATTCTCGGGGGCGGCGGCAGGTGAATAGGTGGTGCTGGTGGGGTTTCGGGATCGGTTGTGGGTTCGAGCATGGTGGCCTCCATGGCTATGGTTGCGCGGATTGGTCCGCATTCGTCTCGGGAATAGCAAGAGCCTGGCGGACAGTTTGCCCGACGTAAGCGGCCCGCCACTCCTTGGGCACGCCGATGGCGTGGTTGCTTGGCCAGCCGGCCAGGACGTCACGGACGATACTCGCGACGTATTGGAGTTTGCGAAGTGCGCCCGCCGTGTGGGCGCTGGCAATGGCCTGCGGATCCGCTGTGGAGTGTTCCAGCCAATACGCGAAGGTCTCGGCCCAGTCCTCGTCCGGGTGCTTCTGTCCGTAGCCTGGGCCCGAGTCCTGCACGTACTCGACGAAGTCTGGGCTGCACTCGACGATCGGCCAGGAACCCTCGACCTTCGGATACGGTAGCGTGAAGTCCCCGAAGATCTGCCGCCAGTCGTCCCTCTTCCAGAGCTCGAAGGCGTAATTCACCGCGTGACCGACCTCGTGCCGCACCCCACGGAGCACGTTGCCCCAGTCCATCGGGTAGCGCGCCTCGGCCAGTTGCTTGAGCTCGGGCGTCGCCAAAAACCAAGGCAGGTTGATCGTGATGGAGCGGTCGGCGCACCAGAAGCCCGAGTCACCAAGCCCGAAGATGGGCTCGAAGTGCACGATGCCGGCGGCGCGCAGCTCGCCCCGCACGGTGTCCAGGATGTCCTTGAGGGGGCCGATCGGCACGAGGTTGAGGCTGGCGACGGGGCGGTCGAGGAGTGCGGCCGCGGGCAGTTCTTCGAACAGCGGTTCTTGCTCGCCGTACACGCGCGCGATTCTCGCCCACGTCGCCGGCCCGCGAAGAACCATGGCCTTGTCGTCGATGACGAGGTCGAAGCTGAACTTGCCCGCCAGGCCGTCGTCGATGGCCGAGAAGATGCCCGGTAGCTCGCGCTCTACGAATTCGATCATTTGCTCAAACCGCGCGCGGTGAAGGTAGCGCGACTCCAGCCACGCCCGGCGGTTTACCTCGACCACCCCGGCGCGCACCAGCGGGTCAAGGTTGGGGTCGTACAAAAGCGCGCGACTCGCCCGTCCACTCCATAGCACCAAGAGATGCCCGGCTGCCTTCAGGGACAGCAGGCCTTCCCTGGCGCCTGTGATGAATTCGAGCGGGGTTACCAGGTCATTGTACGCATGAGACTGGTCTACGATGGTGCCGTCGAAATCGCACGCGATCTTCATCGTCCCTGCTGTAGCTCCGCCAGCGACTGCGCCGCCAGGTCCGCGCCAGGCGTCGGTTCCTTCTTGATCTCTGCCAACTCGGCCGACGTGTTCTCGACGTTGAAGTCAGGCGCGAGGTGCCGAACTCCGGTCGATTGGGAGATGACCCGGCTGGTGCGCGCGAGCGCCACGCCCTGGACTTTCGCGAGGGTATCCTGCGGCGACGGCTGCGAGAAGGGAGGCCACACCAGTTTTAATTGCGCGCCCTCGGTGGTTCCGAGCTCGTGGGGAATTGGCTGGCCCTTGTCGTCGAAGTGCGGCGGCAGCTTGATCTGCCCCTTGACGATCATGCCCGGCTGAACCGGCTGGCCATTACGGTCTACCACGCCTTCGCCGGCCACCTTGCCCGCGGCGAGCTTGCGCCCGACCTTCACGATCTTGTTCATCAGCAGCGCCACGCCGCGGTTGCCGTATTGCTCGCGCAGCAGGGACGCCTTGTTGTGCATGGCGGCCGTGCGGCCGCGGATCTCCGTAGCGGTTGCGGCGGCGTCGCCCGTGTCCTCGTCAGGCAGTACGCACTCGGCCGTCCGCAGGGCCTTCTTCTCGAGGCGGTCCGATTCGTCGGAGGCCGCCTTGAGGGACGAGCCGTTCGTCTCGGCGAACGCAAGCGTGCCGCCCTTTTCGAGCTTGAGCACGTCCTTGCTGCCCATCTTGATCGAGCCGAGGTTGCCGTCGGTCCCCACCACTGGGGTCGGGTCTGCGTTCCTGACCGCGCCCCCGTGGCACTGACTGTCGATCTCGCCGATGCGGTCGAAGTAGTCGTAGCAGCCGAGGCAGTCAGGGTCGCCGTCGATGTCGCCACTGACCTCGAGGTTCTGAATCCACTGCCATGGGCAGAACCCGAAGCCGTGCTCGACCGACTCGCAGTTGGCCTTGTTCTCCCAATCCGGCTCCGCGCTCCCGTCGCCGACCGGCATCGGCTTCCACAGTACGTCGTACTTGACGTCGATGATCCTGCGGTACCAGTAGCTCTCTTCCTTCCACTCGAAGGTCTCGGGATCTTGAACGTCCTTCGGGTACATGAACTTGATTTCGAGCTTGAGCAGCTCGTGAGGATTGCGCGGATCGAACTCGGGCGAACACCAGCGCGGGTCGGCCTCCTCGAACACCACCTCGTCGTTGATGATCTTGAACCCCATGACCCCCGTCCCCATCCCGCCGCCGAGGTTCCGCACCATGATGAGCTTCGCCCAAAGACCATAGGTCTCGGTGATGGCCTGCACCCACGCCTCGGTCTTTCTGTCCCCCTCGACCTTCCAGATCGGCGCCTGCTGCTCGGACACCAAGAGCCCAGTGAAGCGCGAGATGATGACCTTGGCCAGATTGCAGGGGACGCTCGGCCGGCGGTACCGCAATGGGATTGGATCCGTCTGGCCGCCGACGTCGGTGTAGTTCGATGGCATGGCTGGGCTCGCGACGATCGATGCCCGCATGAGCGTGTCGGCGTGGGGGCTGCCGTCCCAGTCGCTCGCGCAGTCGTCGTGCTGCTGAGTTCTCGCGTAGGCGTAGAGACGGCTGAGTTCCACCTGGCGGGGCGAGAGCCCCAGCCGTCGGATCCTGTTTTCCACGAGTTGCTGGTCCGCTGTGGCGTCGACCACTTTTCTTCCGGCTCCGAGTTCTCTCGTTATTCCGCTGGGCATGGTGGCTATCCTATCAGGGTTGGGGTTACCAGTGTGAGAGGTTGAGGCGCTGGGGGCCAACTGCAGGTGGTGGTGGCGGCGGCACGTTCATGCGTTCGCCCTCGTCCATGAACCAACCGGCCATCACAAAATCGCTCGTATGCGCGAGCGGACTGTAGCTGAGTAGCCCATCGATCCACTCGGTGATTTGTGGGTGACAGGCTCCGCCGCGACTCGGAATGATGTACTTGCCGGCGGCGAACTTCGTGCTCAAGGCCTCGACCCCGAAGGTGGGATCCGCCTTGTTCTTGCCGGTGGTGAACGGGATGATCGGCAACGCCGTGCTGCCCTTGCGTAGGTGTGCCAGGCCGTCGCCATCGAAGACTAGGTTCATCTCGGTGCTTCCCTGCATGATCTGGACAAGCAAATCTTGAGCGGCGACGTTCTCGACCACGAAGATACAGCGGAAGCGCTGGTAGAAGTCCTGGGCCTTGGCCATGATCTCGACGGCCCGCCAGCGTCCGCCCTCGACCCACAACACCTGCCGGTCGCCGTTCGGGTGAATGAGCCCAACGAAGAACACCGTCTTGGCGTTGCTGTCCTTCTTCCCAATCCCGAGGTCTACCCCGCAGTAGACCTTGCACATCGGCGGGATGGCCCGAAGGGCGTAGACCATGTCGGTCCCCTCGCCGCGTGACTTGCACGTGTCGAGCCACTCTCGCTTGAACCTGGCCATGGCATCGTCGATGGCCTGGCACATGAGTTGGATCATCGACTTGAGCGGGCCGAGCTCGGTCTTGCGCGCTTCGATCCGCGCCATCGGCCAGGCTCTGGGCCAAATGCTGCTGCCGTCTTTCTTCACGATCGGGTACTTGAACGCGCGAAAGCGAGGGTTCTTGGCCATCGTGTGAAACAGATCGTCCGGGTGCAGGGCGTTCCCGATTCCAAGGATCCGCCCGCGCGCGGTCATGCGGCCGGGGAAGGTGTCCAGGTAGCGATCCATCGTGCTGGCGCGCATGTGGGCCGTATAGGTGTTGTCGTGGGTCAGGATGTCGTCAAGGATGAGCCGGTCGATGCGCGCGCCCTGCGTGTTGCTGCCCTCGCCGAGCGTGTTGACCGACGGATCCTTCGAGAGCACTGACCGGCGCACCGTGAGCTGCTCGCTATTCCACGGGTAGCGCGGGTCTGGCACCAGGTTCGGGAAGACCCTGTGCAACTCCTCCGACGCGAGAATGTACTGAGCGATCTGGTTGGCGATTTTCTTCGCCATGTCGGAAGACTTCGAAACGATCACGAACCGCAGGGATGAATCGCGGCCGAGCTCCCATAGTGTGCGAGCTATGGACAAATTCGCCGACTTGCCAGACTCCATGAAACTCCAGATGATGAGCCGGTCGTACTTGTCCGCCAGGTCGTGCCACTCCTCCTGGAAAGGTTCCATCTCGACGTGCGCGCCGGTCTCCTCGTCCCGCATCACATACGAGAAAAATGCGCGGATGTTGGTCCGCGCCAGTTGGATCATGTCCTGCTCGGCTAGCTGGTAGCCCTCGTCGAGCTGCTGCCGCTCGGCTGAGCTGACGGCGGTCACCCGCGCCTCACTGGGAGTGACCCAACAACCGGCGGACCCGGCTTTGCTGCGGCTGGACCTGCAGGCGCTGGCGCTGGCGTGGCTCCGACCACGGGCGTGGGCGGGAGAAGTGCCCCCTCCGAGTTCGTGCTTGCCGAAACCTCCACGCCTTC